GCTCGAGTGTTGACCGGCACGGGGCCGGACTGGCGGACGTACGCTTGAAGGGCACGCACCACTTCGTTGGGGTCGGCACCATTGACGCTGATGTTCACCGTGTTTCCGCCCATTGCACTGTTCGGGGTGACGTATCCGCCACGGGCACCCATCGTCAGCAGCTCGGGGCCACGCTCACCGACAAGGTAAGTGCCACCAGCCGTGACCGGCCCTCCGGCCGCTCGAGCACCACGGAACCGCATCGCATCCGTCAGGCTGGTACCCGGATGGTTCGCCATGATGTCCAGCAGGCGGATCGCCGTTTCAACTTGGCCGGTGTCGACCAGCAGTTTGATTCGGTTCTGTTCCGAATTGGACAGGCCGATAATTTCGATCAGTTTGGCGACCGACTCGTAGGCGTTCTGTAACGCCTCGTCGTAATCCATGATTTTGGTCGGGTCAGCGAACGCTTCGGCCGCCGCGTCCTTCAAGTTTTGCACCTGGCGTTGGGCGTTGCGGATTGCGTCGTCAACTTTGAATTGACCCATCAACTGTTCCCACGCGATGTTCAGGTCGTACGTCGCTTCGCTGGCATCGTCTAAACCTGTTTTTAGGTATTTGGATGCGTTTCGGGCGTCGATCATTGAACGGGCACCATCCCGCCATGCTTTACCCATGTCTTCGGCGGCGACCATCGCTTTGAACGTGGCTGTCTCCGTAATGTCGGTACCTAATTGCATCAAGTCAAAGAATTGTTTGGCTTTTTCGTAGACGAACAGAAAAGCGTCGGCAAGGGCGATGACTGCCGGTAGTAGGTCGCTTCCGATGGCCATTGACAGGTCGCCGACGCTGTCTCCGAGGTCGTCCATTTGTTGACGGAATCGGCGGGCCTGCTCGAGTTCCTTTTGGTCAACGACCTTTGAATCGCTGACTTGATCCAAACTTTTTCGCAGCTTGTCGGAACCTTGGCCGATTAGTTCGGCCATTCCTTGCCAGCCTTTGCCAAGCAGTTCGGAGGCGACGCGGGCACGTTCCGCCGGGTTTTTGATGCCGTTTAGGCGGTCAATGACGTTGAGGAATGTGCCGTTTGCGTCCATCGCCCCGCCGGAGGTATATGCGATCTGAACGCCTAATTCTTTGAATTTGTCGGGTGTGGTGCCCAACACCTTGTTCATTTTGCCAATGGCGGATTCAACGGTTCCTGCGTCGACACCGATGTCACCGGCTACTTCGATCCAGCGGGAGGCTTCGTCAACGGCCAGCCCGGTAGCGTCCGCAAATTTGCCTGACGCGATAGCAAGGTTTTGAAACGCCATTACCCCTTTGACACCAAAAGTGACAATGGCGGCTGTAGCCGACGCGGCAAACACCAATGCATTTTTGGCGACGGCATCCATGGCGGCTTTTCCACCGGCTTTGAATTTGCCCATGGTGCCTTCGGCCCCGGCAACGGCACTTTTGAATTTGTCAAATTCGCGTTTGGCTTTGGAAATGCCTTCGTCTTGCAGTTCGGTGATGATGGGGATTTTGATGGCCATTACAGGATCGCCCTTTGTAGATCGTTGATTGAGGCCATTACGCGGTCGACGGATTTGCTGATTTCGTCCATCATGCCTTCGTCAGCCTGTTCGTAGGATCGCCACATGACGCGGGACGGCGTGGGGAAACGGCTGTCGAATGCGGTGGCCAGCGGGTTGTCGTTGCGTTTGCCTGCCATGTCGAACACGGAGGCGGCCGGGTCTTTTTGGGTGATGCTCAACAGCGTTTGTTTTCGCTTTGAGGATGACGCGGCGACTTTGACCCCGGCGACCGCTTTTTGGCGGGTGTACGGGAAAATCGTGCGGCCTCGAGGCGACCATGTGCGTTCGGTGCCGGACAGCAGTTGGTCGGTGTAGTTGCCTTTGATGGCATTGGTGACCGGCGTGGTGACCTGCTTTAGGTCTTTGATGAGCTGACGGCGGAGTTCAGGGTCGATGCGTTGCAGGATGCGAAGCGTTTCGGCTACTCCTTCCACCCTGATGCTCGCGGTCATCGCTTTGACTCCTTGATGATGGCGGCCACGGTCGCCACGTCCTCAAAGTCAAATGGTACATCAGGCGGCCACCAGCCGGTGCTGATTAGCAGTTCTGCTAATGAACGTCGGTAGGTGCCGGGGAGAAAGGGCCGACCACTTCTTCCGACACCACCTCGAGTTCCACCAGGCGGCTGATGAACGAGTCAAACTCGACGGGTACCACGACCTTGTCACGCTTACAGCATTCCCACGCCATGAACGCGAGATCTTCCATGCCGATGCCGGACGCAAGGTCGCCGGCTTTCTTCCGGTATTTGCGTTCCCATGCGATCACGGTTTGCAGGTTGGTGGTGACGACAAACGGGCCGTCACCGATGTCGACCTTCAGGTGCAGTTTCATGTCGGGCCTTTCAAGTTGGGTTTAGATCAGGATTCCGACCATGCCCATGTGCCACCGTTGAAGGTGACGGACACGGTGGCGAGTTCTCCGAGCGTGTAGGCGACGGGGAGTTCAGCCAAGAACCCGCCGGTGAGGGTGCCCAGCGGGTTCGTGGCCGACGTGGCGGCGGACGATCCCTTGATCGTGATGTTCGTTGACGTGCCAACCAGCGACTTGAGGCTGGCGTACGTTTCGCTTGAGGCGGTCGACCAGTACAGCTCGACGGTGATGCTGTTGGTCTGCAGTCCGGCCGTGTACTTGCGGGCGGTGTCACCGAACGCGGTGTTTTCCAACTGGTCGAACGCTTGGCTGATGGTGGCCGACGTGCACTGGTCGGACAGGTCGACTGCGTTGATCGTGATGACAGGGTTGGACAGGTAGGTCGACGTGGCCATGATTACTCCTTGGGATGTTTGCCAGCGTCGGGAGCCGTGTTCTTATTTTTAGCAGATTTGCTACCAGCGGTGTGGACTTCCTCAACGAAACCTCCGGCAATTAACGCTTCCACGTTGATGCCTTCCACGGGTTCGTAGATTGCTCCCAGTTCGCCGATACGGGTTGAGATGATGCGGAGTGCCATTGTCAGCCTGCCTGTGCTTGTAGGGGGATTGTGAGGTCGTAGGCGGGGAATTCTTGGCCGCCGATTTGGATGGATACCGGGCGGCCGTCCATCACCGCCACGTTCTTCTCCAGCAACTTGGCACAGATCGACAGGATGTCGCGGAGTGCGTCCAAGTTGGATGGGCCGAGGCTGAACACTCGAGCCTGAAACGTCATTTTTACGATGTTCCCGTTCCACGATTCCCACGATGGTGCATCCAAAAAGACGCAGGGTGGGTTGATCTTGGCGGGATCGGTGACGACCCGTAGTCCGCTGATCGTGGCGAGCGTGGCGGACAGGTCGTCAATCGCTTCGTTGAACAGGTCGGTGTAGGCCATCTCATGCGACCTGCGGCCTTGAGATGCCGAGCAGCTGCTTGATGAGCGGTGACAGGCCGGTGGTGGGGGCTTGCCCCATGTCGGAGAACGACGCAAATTGGTCGATGGCTCCACGCTGACGGTACAACGCTCCGCCATACATGATTGTTCCGAGTGTTACGTCGCCGGACGGGCTTGTGGCCAGTGCGTCAATGTACCCGGACTCCTGGCGGCGGCGATAGCAGAACGCATTGGCGGCGGCCGCACACTGCGTCAGGAACGCGGTCTCGGATCCGCCAGCGAGCGTGATGCCCAACCAGTCTTGAATCTGCGTGTAGGTGATCCAAGTGCAGACGGGCGTGTAGGCAATCGTGCCGGTAATGGCGTTGATCACCTCAGGGGTTTGATCGTCGGCCCACATGACTGCGTTGGCGATCGGATACGAGTAGTCGTATTCGATGATGCCGTCGCTGTCGACGTTGACGGGCAGGAATTGTGGGAGGGCGTATACCGTGTGCGTGCCGTTGTACGCCGCTCCCACGCCTGCGACTGTCACCGATCCGCCCACCACGATCTCGTTTGGGGTCAACGTGGTGGCGGTGACGTAGCCGGGGACTATGACTCCGTATTGGACTGTGTAGGTCGCCATGTGGCGGCCCCTCCGATCAGGCCTGCGTGATCTTGCGGATCATCGACGACACGGCAGCGAA